GCGTCCTGGGTTGTAAGGTTAGTTCTACACATACACTTTTCACATTCTGGATATTTTGTTTGTCTTAACGTAAATAAAACAAATCCAGTCTTTAAACCAAAATACTTACAAGCAGCTCCACATCCGAAACAGTTAGCAGCAAAAATACAAATTTTCCCACAATCGTCAGGTGGTGGGTCAATTATATCCGACATATCTAATATGGTAAACCCCCAAAGACCAATATAAATGCTGTATATAGCACACCAAAGTAGACATATGAAATAAATTATAAGTAAAACTATACCTAAAATTATACCTAAAACGAAAGCAAGTGTCGACACTAATAAAGTTAGGAACATATAAATCATACCTAAAAAATCTATTAGGAACATCCATAGAAATACCATTAAACTAGGAGCTCTAACCGCGCTGTTTATTGGAAAGAACATTGCTGTTGTAGCACATTGTTGGTCTGATTCTGGTAATATATTCTTTATGCCAATAAATTGTCTTCTACCACCATGTTTAATGTGGTCATGAAATTGTGAGTAAGTATATACCCTATTAAAAGTCATATCATAAAATACGTCTTTTGCTGCAGGCATTAAATTTCTTTGTGCCCAAGGATTATAATCACTATATTCCACAGAAAAAGTATATGTTGTCGGGTCTATTCCTGGCCAATCTCCATCATCATTACCAGCCCAAGGGTCATAATATTCTCTAATATTAGGTACTAAATAAGTACCTATCCTTCTTTGTCTTGCACTTCCTGTTGCCTGTTCTGGTCTTATCCTAAATCTAACTCTTGTTCTGGTTGGTACTCCTACAGTTGGGTCTTCCGAAAGTATCATACTTCCAAATTCATCAGTTACCATATAGTCCATATTCATAGGTATATGAACCAGGAATGAACCCGTATCGTCTATTACCCTACCACCGTTTGGTAGATAAAATCTTTCTAGTATAGGTACTTCACCACCTAGTGGTGCCCCCCAACCACCAGCAGTATATGCGGGATAAGCGTTTGGGTCATTTTTAAAAAATGGTGTATATCTAACACAATCTATAATTCCTGGTTTAGATATTAGACTACATAATTCTCCCATAGCTGCTTTAGGTCTACAGTTTCTATTAACGGAATCTTTATCTGTATCACTTGCTGTACTCCCCATAAAGACAGCGTTGGGTTCTAGTTTGAATCCCGTAGCAGATAAATCAAAATCTACTCTTGTAATTGCAGCTCGACAAAATTCTTCATCCCCCCAAAAAGGTCTAACGTCTATAGATTTTTGTTGGTTTAATACTTGTGGTAAAGTATTTATTACTTCGTCGTTTTTAAATTTTGAACCATCAAAATCTGAATCAGGAAATCCTTTTATTTTAAAGTCTTCAGGTAGTAGGGAAAAACAACCTATATCACTAACATCAACATCCATTATAATAGTGTGGTCACCTACTGGTACCCCATATATCATAAAATCACCAGACTCATTAGTCTTTACTGTATATTTGTAATATTTGTCGTAAACGTATTTAACATCTTGTTTATTTAAAACGTCATTTATTGTTGGAAAACTTCCAACGGCGACGTGACAATCAAAGTTTGGTTCACTGCTAAGTAGATTATACCTTTTACCATCTTCTGTTGTATCGAATGGTTCTTTAAATGGGTAAAGTTGTTTTATTACTTGGTTTTGTTCGTCTTCATCACTTAGAGGAACAAATATAGAAACTTTTGCGTTAGGTATTCCGAACCCCCCGTTAGTTATTACCCTACCTACAACAACTCCGAAATCAGCACACATACGTGTGTACACATCTTGTTGTGTTAATGATAGACTTAAAATTTCTAATAAATCGAAATTTTGTTCCAGCTCAAAAGTTACATTTTTGTCTTTTGCCCCACCACGTCTAACATCGGTTCTTACTCTAAATGATTTCCCCATAATTTATACTATTATAACGCCATAAAATAATTTTTTGCATTTATGGCGTACTTATAAGATAAATAGTTCGACCGCCAAAACTAAAAGTAAACAACTTGCGGTTATAGTAAAGATTATTAAAGTACTGGTTTACTTGGTTTTTTGTATCTGACTGCTATGTCTTGGTTTGGAAAACGGATTTGTAATATTTCGTTTGGTTGGGCGTATATGGTGTCATCCAATAACCCTATTTGTTTAGTGGTAGCGTTAACATAAGGTTGTGTTGTTACCGCTTGTGAGTAGTTACCCCCAACTTTGTTAAAAACAAGTATATCGGTTAAATTAAGTACTCCTGGTTGTGTCATTATAAACGCTCTTAGACTACCTAAAGCTAAGTCTTCACCTAACTCCATTTTATCCACAGAAAAATACTCACTTACCTTGGTTATGACATTAGTCACTATTTCCCCTTCGTTTGCATTTTTTTCTAATATTAGGTCAATTGAAAATGCTATATCTATTACTCTTGCTGCTCCTACAACAATATAATCATTTAACATTCTATAATTAGATAAGTAATTAGCTATATTATTTTTAAGTGTGTTACTAACTAAAGAAGTTAATTTACCATCTGGTGTATAAGAAAGTATGTTTACGTTCACTTTATTTTCTATTTCTGTAACCCCTACCTTTGCTGGTGCACCAAATGTAGCTGGCATTGTTCTTAATTTAGAAACATAGTCATTAATACTAACCCCTCTATTTTGTGCCGCAAAATTATAAGATATATAATTTCTTATCTCTTCTTCTGACATTTGATTGGCCCCACCAATAGCTGCTGTAGTATTTGTAACACTTAAACTATTAATTACTGTTTGGTTTATTTGTTGACTCGGTCCACCGACAACAAAGTCTATAATGCCAACACTATTTATAGCTCCTGCACCAATGTTTGCAGCTTTACCACCACCCACTCTATATTGTATAAATAATGTTGAGTTTGCGTTGACCGTATTACCTAAAGCTATATTGTTTAAAAATTTTGACATGTTTAATTTAACTCCTTTAGAAGAAAAGTTATCTAGTAAGTCTTGTGATGTTTGATTACCACTTCCAAATGTTAAATGAAAAAACCCTTCTGGTGTAAATTCAGTTATAAATCTCTGAGGTACTGTTATATATTTACCCACTTTAATACCTGGTTCATCTGGTGGCATTGAAGGGTCAATTACAAATACTTCGTTTTGAGCCAACGCTTCTACATGGTACCATTTATTAACTGTTGATGATAGGAATTCACTATTTGATGGTATGGTTTGATATCCTAGTCCTGGTTTTTGGATTACTGATGTTACTCCTATAACATTTTTTTCTGGTAAGAATGTTTTAAAGAATGGTTTACTATCAGCGTCCGTAATTTCTTTTTTAAATACTTTAGTTATTCCATTAACCATAACTTCTCTTTTAACAATTGTGTAGTTCTGAGTTATTCCGTTAGAATCTTTATTAGGTATTTTAGTTTGGTTTGGTACTCCCTCTGCGTTATATTGAGATGAAAAATCACAGTCTTCCACTAACTCAAATACTTGCCCAGCACCTCTAAATTGTGAACCAGCTCTTATTTTACCTAAGTATTTAAAATCTTCTTTATCTCCTAGAACTGGTACTATTATAGATAAATCACAAACCGTAACTGATGGTCTGTTTCCTGGTATTTTTAAACCATAGGTTTTTGCTATGTTATAAAGAGAACTTCTCTCTTGGGCGTACTGCAATACTGTTTCCTGAAAGGTTCTATCAATCTGAAAATTTAAGTTATCCGCTACTGCAGCGTTAAGGTCCAAAAATACTGAGTATATAGAAGCATCATTTGCATTCTTAATTAAATCTGGATAGTAGGTACTAGTTAATCTTAATAATTCATTTCTAATACCTAAAAAATCTCTTTCTGTATATGCTATTTTTTTCTCTGACATTCTATAAATCTATTATAACAAAATCTTTAGTTTCAAACACACCATCTCCTGCTGTGTAATCAATTCTTACTCTCATAGAGTAATTTCTTTGTGCTTCACCAACAAAACTCATATTACCATCATCCATAGATAAATCTGTATTTTGTTCGTTAAGTTTTTCTTCTGCTTTTAAATCTTCCAATGTTTTAACTTCTACATTGTTTATGGTTAAGCTAGGTATGTATTTATTTACAGCCTCTCTTATTTCCCTTTCAATTGATATTTTAGTTGTCGTATCCATTAACTCAAAAATGTACTTATTTAAATTAGTACCAAAATCAGGTAAAAAATACCTAGAACCTTTAGGTGTAACTATAAGGTGGATGAGATTTGACCTCACTTCACTATCAGTATCTGTGTTTAATCCTAGAAAAAATCCTTGTGGACTATCAACAAATGGGAATGTTATACCGTATCTTTGTGTTGGCATTTCTTTTTTATAATAAATACTTCAAACATTACTTTATTGTAGTATCACTTTATTGTTTAATTGATTGTTGGGTTGGTATGGGCAGTGTCTACAATTATTACCACAACAGTGTCCTCTTTTTTTGTGGTATTCTTCAGTCAAAACTATTTTTCCTTCTTCCCAATAAAAGTCTGTTGGGTGTAGTTTGGGCCTTATAAATTCTTTATAATGTAACTCACTAATCCAATCGTCATTTCTTTTCATTTTTGATTTTTTATTAGAAAATAAATGGTGACCCAAAAGAATCACCATTTATTATAATTTTATTTAAACTTTTAACTTTATTCTACCTCAACTTCTTTTTTGATTGTTTTAACATCAACATCAATCTCACAACTACCCCCAGCACAAGCTAATTCACCGGTTAAGTTTGTATTATCGTCTAATTCAATAACTTTACTTAAATCTACATCTTTAAGTGATTCCATCATTTGGTGGTATTCTTCTTCTGTAATATCCTCAAAGGGTGCTTGTGTATATGTTCCTCCGTTATATGGTAGTACTGATAAACCATTGTAGGCTTTTCTATTTTCCCACATCCATTCACCCGCTGCATTCCATTCGTGTTCTCTTAATGAAATTGTAGCTGATACATTATGAGTATTTGACCCATTTCTATGACCTGCTTTGACCCATTCTGTTGCTACTTTTTTAACTCGTTCTAGTAGCTGGAACGGGGATTCAGTCCTCATTATAGAACCTTCAGGTGCTTTTTGTGGTATGCTAATTA